AGGAAAACCTGCGCCTTAATATCATCGTCAACGGCGATCCCGCACGCAAGGAAATCCTGCAACTAACCCGCAACAGCCGCGACTTGCGAGCCGAAAACGAACGGCTCCGGGCAGAACAGAAGAAACTCCGCACCGAAGGCGGCGCAAACAAGGCCCGCATCGAGGAGATCTCCGCCGCGCTCAAACGCAACAACGAGACGATCAAGGCCAACGAAACCCGGGTAAAGCAGCTCCAATCCCAAATGAAACTGACATCAATGACGACCTCCGAATTGAGTCAGCGACACGCCGAACTACGGAATGCCATGCGCAACGTCATACCCGGAACGCCCCAATGGCGACAGCTGCGGAACGAATTGCAGGCCGTAACGAGCCGCATGGCGCAACTTCGCACCGAAACTGCTTCGACCGAAGGCGTCATGTGCCGCATGGCTTCTCGGGTCAATAAGTATATCGGAACTGTAACGGCTACCTTCGCCTCATTCGCAATGGTCGGTTCGGGCCTTCACAAAACGATACAGACCTATTCGGGACTGGACGAAGCAATGTCGAACGCCCGCAAGACTACCGGCATGACCCGCGAGGAGGTTGAAGAACTGAATGAGAGCCTGGGCAAAATAGACACCCGCACCGCCCAGGAGGAGCTCCTCTCCCTGGCCCGCATCGGCGGCAAACTGGGCATCGCCAAGCAGGACATTGAAGGCTTTACCCGCGCGGCCGACATCATAAAAATTTCGCTCGGCAAAGACCTCGGGGATAACGTCGAAACAACTATCGGCCAAATCGGGAAACTCGTAAATGTATTCCAACTCAATAAAGAGTTCGGCATCGAGCAGGGCATGATGAAAACAGCAGCGGCGGTGAACGAACTCGGCAAATCATCGACAGCCAACGAAGCCAACATCGTCGAGTTCATGCGCCGCGTGGGTGGTGTCGGCTATTCGGCGAAAATGTCCCTGGCCAACATCGCCGGTCTGGGCGCCACTCTCGACGACCTCGGGCAGACGATGGAGGTGGCAGGAACATCCATGTCGCAAGTCATCACCGGCATGTTCCGCCGCACGGACGCCTTCGCCGCCGCCGCAAAGATGAACGTCAAAGACTTCAAGAAGTTGATGGTCGAGGATATGAACGAGGCGCTGATCCGAATGGCTGAGGGAATGGGCTCCGATGGCGCCGCCATGGCGGAAATCGTCGCAGCTCTCGACTCGCTCAAACTGGACAGTACCCGAGCGACGGGAGTTCTTACAGCCTTGGCCCAGAACACCGACAAACTGCGCCAGCAGCAGGAAATTGCCAACCGAGCCTTCGAGGAGGGAACCTCGTGCCTTCAGGAGTTCAACATCATGAACAACTCGGCTGAAGCAATCGCCGAAAAACGAAAAAAGCAAATCACGGCCGAGGCGGCCGCCCTCGGAAAATCCCTGCTCCCGGCCTACTACGAAGGCCTCTCGGCACAAGCATCGCTTATCAAAGCCTCCCGCATCCTCATTGAGTGGCTGATAAAGAACAAAGGGGCAATCCTTGTACTGATCGCGGCATACGTCTCTTACGCGGCAGCCGCGAAGATTAAGGAAAAGTGGGACAGCATACTCCTCGCCCGAAAAAAATTACTGGTGACATGGAGCAAAGCGCACCAAATTGCGCTCATGCGCGAGGCCCTGGTAATGAAGGAAGGAACAGCCTCGACGAAACTGATGGCCGCGGCGCAACTTCTCCTCGCCGGGAACCTGCGGGCCGCAGGTCTCGCCTTCAAAGGGTTATTTGTATCTATGGGACCCATTGGCTGGGCCACGCTCGCCATGTCCGGATTGGCAAGCGCCATCGCGCTATTCTCCAGCCGGACCAGCGCAGCGGCAAAATTTCAGAAATTATTGTCTGGCCACATGCGCTCTGCCGCGACGGAAGCCGCAACAGAGCGCACTGAACTCGACCGGCTGAAAGGGAAACTGGAAGGCTGCAAAGTAGGAACGAAAGAGTACAACGACACGAAGCAGGAGATCATAGACAAATTCGGCAAATACGATAACACGCTGAAGAATGAAACTTTAACCGTACAAACCCTTCGGGATAAATACGACTCGCTGACGGCCGCTATCATGCAGAGCGCCAAGACGCGGCAGTACAACAAATTCGTCGAAGCCCAGCAAACCGCCTTCGATGAACAATTTAGCGATATATCAGACAAACTCTGGGAAAAACTCAACGACCAATACTACACCGAGAAGGCATCGAAATATTACAGCCAGATTATGAATGCCTTCTTCGGCGGGCAGCCTCTCGACGCCTGGCTTACAACCGGTTCAGCAAAGGCGCAGCGATTGGTTCGAAAGTTACAAGAGCTCCGCGACGCGCAAAATGCCGCCGACAAAGAGGCTCGCAACCGCTTCGGGATCACATCAACCACCCCGACGACCACAAAGCCGAACACAACCGACAACGATCCTCTGAATCCGGATGATTCCGCCGGCGGCTTCGACGGTGGGGACAGCAAGAACAAGTGGAGCCTCGATAACGATGCCGCCTTCCTGGCCGAAAAAAAGAAACTTCGCCAGAAATTCGCCGACGGAGAAATCGCCACAGAACGCGAATACCAAGGGAAATTGCTGGCCCTCGAAATCGCGGCACTCAAAGCCCGCCTCACAGCCAACAAAGAATCCGGCGCAGCCCGGTCGAAACTCGAAATACAACTCACCGACAAACTCCTCGAACTGAAAAAGAACGAATCGGAGATCTCGGATGCCAATTTTGAGACCGAAAAACTGAAACTCCGTAAACAGTTCGCCGACGGAGAAATCGCCACAGAGCAGGAGTACCAAAATAAACTGCTGGCCCTCGAAATCGCATTTCTCAAAACCCGCCTCACCTCGAATAAAGATGCCGGGGAGGCCCGTGCGAAACTCGAAGCCCAACTTTCCGACAAACTGATCGAGCAGAAGAAGCGCGAGCAGCAGCAGGCCGAAGCGGCCGAGGACCTCCGCATCCAGAACATGACGAATGCCACGGACCGGGAGAATGCGGACTACGAGCGTAAAAAGAAACAACACGCCGGGAACGCCGCGGCGCTGGAACAACTTGCACTTGCTCATAATCGGAACCTCACGAAGATCGAACTCCAACGGGCAACGGACGCTCTCAAGCAGGAAGAAAACGAATACAAACAGAGCCGCCAGGTGATGCAGGAACGCCACAAGGCAGAACTTCAAACCGCCACACTCTCCAAAACGGAACGAGCCCGGCTCAAACAGCAACAAATCAATGAACTCAAAGCCTTCGACGAGGAATACCTGCGCTCGACGCTCACGCAGCTCCAAGCGCTGAGCGGTTCCGGGATGATGGCCTTTCGGGACCTGAAAGGCGTGCTCCAAACGATTGATCTCGACACGTCACTCCTCTCCGAGCAGGAGAAAAATGACCTCATTCGCCGCATCAAAGAGGTGGAAGGAGCTATTGACGCAGCGGCCAACAAGGTGGAAGAAGTTGGCTATTCCTTCACACAAAACCGGGGCGGGAATCTCTTCGGATTCTCTCAGGATGACTGGGCGCTGTTCTTCGATAACATCTCCGCCGGGAAATTCGGAGCCGAAGAAATGGCAATGGCACTCATGGCCGCAGCCGAAGCCGCTAATATGGCAATGGACCTATATGCCAGTTACGACAAAATGATGACGGCCAAGGAGAACGCCGAACTCAAAAAGTACAAGAAGAACCAAGACACCAAGAAAAAACAACTGCAATCCCGACTCGATGCCGGGCTGATGACCGAAGAACAGCACACCCAGGCCGTCGAGCAGATGGAGGCCGAGTACGAGCGCAAGCAGGAAGAACTCCAAATCAAGCAGGCCAAACGTCAGAAACAGCAGAGTATTATCCAGGCAACGATCAACACCGCAGCCGGTGTTGTGAAAACCCTCTCGGAGTGGGGAATACCCTGGGGACTTATCCCAGCCGGCATTATGGCAGCGATGGGTGCTGCACAAATCGCCATGATCGCAGCAACGCCAATCACCGGCGCCGAGGAAGGCGGCTTCCCCGTAGAGCGGGCGCAAGACGGCAAGAGGTTCAATGCCCACCTCGACCCCGATGCCCGTGGCTACATCGACCGGCCCACGGTACTCGTTGGCGAAAATGGCATGGAGTACGTCATTCCCAACGAGGCCATGAAGAACCCCACAGCCGCGCCGATCATCAACACGTTCGAAGCGGTGCGCCGGCGAGGACGCCTCCGGGATTTCGATTTCACGCAGACGCTACCCGCTATGATGCGAACAACCGGATATGCCGCAGGCGGAGCCATTTCCCCGGGACAAGCAATCGACACGATCAATGCAAGTCCGACGGTTTCCACCGCATCCGACGGTTCTGATCCGGCACTCGTCAGGCTGCTCTACACGGCGGTAGTCAGGCTGACCGAACGCCTCGACGAACCCATCCGCGCCGATGTGTCCCTGATGGGCAAGGCCGGGCTGATCGAGAAGCAGCGCGAATACGAACGTATGATGAACCGCGGAAAACTCAAATAGACATGTTACTGATCAAAAGTCTCGAATCCGGACGCACGCTCGACATCACACCCGGGCAGGAGATAACCTTCACCCTCGAAAATCCCCTCTTCGCAGACGACCGCATGCCTGTGGCCGTCTCAACGGGCATCGAGTTCCCGCTCTCCCCGACAAACAAGGTGGAATTCCGGTTCGTCGATGTCATGATGATTCCACCCGCCGTGCAAAAGATTCCCGCCGCCATCATCTTCGAGGGCTTCGAACTATTCTCCGGGGAACTCCAGTTCGACGAGTTCTCCGACCAAACGCTCAAATACACATTCGTAGGTGCCGATGCGACAGAGGCATTCTCCGGGAATATCCACGAAATAGCGTGCCGGGACTATGGAGGCATGGCAATGTCAACATTCGTGCAGAACGCCCGCAAAGGAGATTATCCCGATATCGGACTCCCGATGATCGTCCGCAAGGCCAACAGCGCAAAGATCGAATACCCCACGGCCGCAGGAGAGGCGGAATGCTCTTCGATCGACAAATACGCCAACTACCTCTACACCGATACGCCCTATATCATCCCGGCAATCAAGGCAGCCTATCTGCTGGAGAAGATCCACC